TTCCACCCGAGATTGATCAGCGTGTTTGCGGTGTCTGAGGCCGCGCCTTTCGGCTGGCAGCTACCTGACCATGAGCCGTCAGCCTCGAGCTGCACGAGCCATGACGAGACCCTTGACCCTGAAGCCTGACCTAGTGACACATCCGCGCTTGCCGCGATTGTGCCTGACTTAACTGATCCTACCATGACCTAGAGTCCTCTTGTGTATGCGCGGCCAAAAGGCTTCGCTCGTGCGACTGGTGTGCCACCGTGCTGTTCACGGGAGCCTTGCACCTCAATTTCCTTGAGTGCCCGTTGGAGTCGGGCGTCCCAGATCATCGCCTGTTCTTCGTCTTGAGCCCATGAGTGGACTTCTGTGAGGGCTGCGTACAGGTAGATGTCTGGGTGGTCGTCCAGTAGCCAGTTCGTTGCGTTACTTGCAAGCGCAGGTATCGCAGCTTGATACACAAGCAGGCCTGTGTATGATGAACCAGGGGTGGGCAAGAACTCGAAGTTGCCACCGATAACTGAATAATAGATTGGACGGCCAGAGGAGCTCAGTGTCTGACGCTTCTGTGCCATCTCTTCTGGCGCAAGATACTCGAGCGCCTGACTCGGGCTTGTGTTCAAGCTGAAGCGCATGACGCGCCAGAAATCCGTAGGCACCGCCTCGTACTGGCTATCGACAGTGAAGCTATCGTCCCTTGTGATGCGGGCAGGGTGCGTGATCATGCGGTTTAGTCGAGCCTCCGCAAGGTCGATAGCCATCGCGGACACGCCCTCGTCATCAATGTCCGAACGATTCGCGTGATCCTCTAGCGCGTTCTTGAGCGCGGTGTAGCTGTCGATTATCGCGGTGCCAGCCATCTAAACCATCTCCATCATGTCAGGGCGTATGTGGTCCCACGCTCCCGCGTCTGCCATCGCTTTTTCCGCGAGCACATCCTTCATCTCGTACACATATGTCCCGATATGCCCGATCTCCCAACTGATGTCATGGTCAACGTACACCTCCACCCCCACCTGGCGGCATAGGCCCATGAAGTACAGGTCCTCACCCACAAAACGCTCTTCCTCCTCAAGCCACGGCATCGCGAACCAAGGGTACGGCACCCGCATGAGTGCCTGCGCCTGGATACACAAAACGCCCGTGCCGAGCACGTGGCAACGCTCCAGACCGCGCACCTCCTTGTCAGGGAAAACGGCCTCCAACTTGTTCGGGTCACCTGGCACTTCTCTGCGAGCTGTCGCACTGATAGGACGGCGGCGCTTCGCGATGTTCGCGCCCACGATGTCCACATCATGCGCCATGAGGCGCTCAAACACATCTTTCGGGAACCGCTGGTCAGTGTCAATGAAGATGATGTGCGTTGCCCCGCCTTCTAGTGCAGTCTTGCACAGCTCGTTGCGCTGCTCTGCAAGTAGGGTCCCCTGCCGGTAGTGAATGTTGAGCGCATCGTCACTCGTGGCCGCGTGGTAACCAACCGCAATCGCGAGGTCATGCGCGAACTCAGCATCCACCTTGTCCGCAAACGGCAGACAGAGGCCCAACGTCCTCTTGCTCATCCCTCTACTCCTCCCATTAAATGCGACCAGGCCGTGTTCTGAACGCCCGGTTGTCGCTGTTGTTCAAAAACTCCTTCATCGCGGTTTTGTCCACGAGTAGGTTCACGCCAGTCTCCCTGCGAACCTTGTCAATCACTTGCAACGGGACGCTCGCAACATGGTTAAAGCCATCACGCCAGCGTTCCCGTTCATCCACCATCGCGTACCTAGCTTTCGTTTCTGCCACAATGTCCGTGACATCGCCCGTGGTTTCCAGCACCTGGTCGCCAGTATCTGGGTCAAAGTGGTGCCGCTCCACGATCTTTGTCGCTGGGTCGTAGCCGATAATCCGAGTGTGCCAAGCCATTGTAGTGCCCTGTAGTGAGTGGGAGAGGGCAGGGCTCCGATGCCCCACCCTCCCCCGTACTCAGTCTTAGGATGAGGTCAGATCGGCCACGATTCCGTGGGCCGCTTCATTGTCAACCTGCAACCCACACTCATTGATCAGCATACGCTTCTCTCCGTCGCCGGTCTTCGCCATCTCGTGGATGGAGTATGGGCGAAGATGCCGCACCCTCGCGGCTGCCGGATCGATGATGTACGCAGCACTAGCCGGCTGGAAGCGGTTAGGTACAACCGAGATGCTACCGAAGTCTGAGATGTAGATGTCAGCCGCCGCCACGATGGTCGAGGGGCCTTCGGAAGCCTGGAACCGCTGCGCTGCGATACCCGCAAAGGCGCTGGCCGCCTGCTTGTTGAATGACCCAACCATGAGGATCGACGGATCGCCGCCGGAATCCCACACCTTCTTGACGACTGACTTGAGCAGCGTCTCGGTGAAGGCGCGGGTTTCGCCGTCAGAACGGGCACCCGTGGGGGCGCTAGTCCAGACAGGGTCAACGCCGTTCGTAGCACTGGACGATACGTTCGTCTTGAGCCAAGCGGACAGACCGCCAGTCTCGCGAGCAGTCGTGTCGTTTCCTGCGACAGCCGCGTTGTTCGCCGTGATGTTGGTCTCAATATCACGCTTGAGTTCCCGCGCCTTCTTGGTTGCCTGGTAGCCAAGCTCAGAAGCACGGCCAGCCTTGTTGACCTGCTGCTCCGTACCGGAGATCAAGAACTCTTTACGGCTGATGCTCGTGTAGTTACCCAACCGCGTTGTCGCAGAAACTGCGGTATAGGTATTCCCAAGGTCGTCGCCCTCAATCTGGTGGTTCTGGGCAGCGGCAGCGAGGGAGTCCGTCTGCCACTCGAAATAGGTGTTAGAGCAGCTTTCACTCCCGATATTCGACATGAACGGGCAGTCGGTCGGGCTGATGTTGCTAATAAGGTCGCTCAGGTCCTCACGGATGCCAGCGGCATCGTAGGAGCTGAACGTGGTGGCGAGCTGTGCCATGTTCTATCTATGTCCTTTAGTAAGTAGTTGGCCCATCAGCGGCGCGATATCGTCAACGGTACCTGACGCTGCTCGTGCGCGGAGGGCTTTGTCTGGCCTGCTCCTAATGCCGGAGTCACCGGAACCAGGGGCGGCTGCTTTGGTTTTTGCTTTTTTGGCTTTACGCCGACCAGTGGTCTGCAACTGCCTGAACTTCATTGCGTCTCGCAGCACGAGGACCATGCGGTGATCGAACACCGAGGCGAGCTCCTCGTCAGAAAAGCCGACACCTCGCGCATAGTCCGCGATGTTCCCCTGCTCGTCCATTTGCACTTTCTGGTCTGACCATTCGGGCAGTTTATCCTTGAGTGCGTGGGCCTGCGATTCACGCCATTGTGCAAGCTGTTGCTCTTGCTCGTACATCTGCTGCTGCTGGACACGCGCACGTTCCTGCTGTACCGCGCCCAGCTGCTGCATATGCGTAGCGAACTGATCCTTAGCGTAGAGGTAGTCCGAACGAGAGCTGTACTGTTCCTCTCGTGGCTCCTGCCCTGCGCCCATCTGGAGCACCTGCTCGAGCTGCGGGAGCGCAGCCGCGTACTGGCTTCGCTCTTGTCGCATTGCGTTAAGCTCATGCTCCAGGTCCTTGCGCTGGCTTGCAACAGCCTGCGTCTTTTTTGTGTAGTCCGCTTGACGCTGGTAGCCCGCGATCAATTCAGGGAGGGGTACCTCAAACTCGTGACCGTCAACACGCACGGTGTAAGCGTTAGGCTCCTCACCCTCATCATCGAGGGGTTCACCATCGTCATCGGTTGCCTCAAGGGTGTCCTCGTCCTGCTCTAGCTCTAACTCATCCTCAAGGTCTTCGCCATCTGGTGCCACGTCTATACCATCTGCCGGGTCCAACACGTCCTCCCCTTCCTCCACCTCAGCCTCGGTGGAGACTGGTTGTTGGGCGAACATGTTAGCGAACCTGCTTACAGCTTCACCTTCGGTAATACCTACCTGGCCTTCCATCATTCATCCCTCGTCTGGCGTTCAACGGATTCCCTGTCCCGGATGATCCGCAGTTCTCGCACGATTGCGTCTGATGCCTGTAGCTGATGCCACAAGGCCTCCCTCTGTACTGCACCTTCCTTGCACGCGGCCCACTCAGTGAGGATCCGCTGCTTCGCGGAAGAGACTGCTTCCTTGAACATCTTGCTTTCAAGGATATCCTCTGCCGTGATGTTCAATTAGGAACGCGCCCTAGCTTGCGTTCCTCGACCATCGCCTTGATACCCGCGACATCAATGGCCTGGGAGTACTTCAACTCCGCCTCCTCAACCTCTAGTTCCAGCTTTGCCCAGTCGAGCTTGAGGCGTTCACCGTCCATGAGCATGTCGGACTGGATCTTCTGCATCTCAACCTGAGCCAGTAGTTCGGCAGGCTCGGGCTTTGGTTCAGGCGGTGGGGGTGGCTCAAAGTCCAACGGCACAGACTTAAAGAACTGTGACGAGTCCTTGTAACCGGACATCTCAAGAAGTTTAGCTAGAGTATTTCTGACATGGCCCAGCCCGACGAGCGGGTTGCTCATGCCCATTTGTGTAAGCACTTCTCTCTGGACCTGGAGCGTCTGTTGGAGGATCGCAATGCGATCTTCCTCTAGCCCGTTACCAAGGCCGCAGTTAATTGTGACGTCCATGTTCGCGTTCCAGACACTCGGGTCTATCGGCACGAACTCGTTACGGAGACGGACCATTTTTACTTGGTCCTGGTGCTGGACAAGCAGCCTGAGTAGGCCCTTGAACAGCCGCTTCATCCCCACCTCTGCATAAATCCTCGCAATCAACTCCAGCCGCTGACGCGCAGCGTCAACTTGCGCGTTTACCGCAGCTTTCGTTGTGCTCTGGAGCGCATCAGCCTCCAGTGCGAGGTTGTGTGTGCCCACACGCTTGTCGCGCTCTGCCTCAAGCATCTCGAGGATCGGGAGCGCCTCTCTGCCCACGAATGGCATCGTGAACGGGGTAATCATACCGGGCGCTTGCTGCCGCATAATCGCGCCCACCTCCGTGTTCAGCACATCATTGATGTCCGCCATGCCCTCGACAACAGCCGTGCGGGGATGGATAGACATCGCGAGGCTGTCAAGCACATTGCGCTTGACTGATGTGATAATCTCCTGCAAGTCCTTGGTCTGATCCGCGAGGTCCTCACCGAAGAACAGGTGGGCTTCCGGGTCAGGGCAGAACGCGGCGAACGGACGGTCTGAGCAGGGCTCGTTGGCCACAATCTCGTAGCTGTCACCGACCGTGCATATCTTGCGCAGCTCTGCCAAGCCGTCGCCATCCCAGTCGATGCGGATGTATGTCTCAACGTAGAGGATGCGCTGCTCGTCGGGGTTCTTCGAGTCCCCAGGCCAGTAGCCGCCCTGCTTATCGTAGCGGGTCCAGACCTCATGGGTGTCCTCGAGGACATCCGAGTTGCTGATATGCCGTCGCAGGAACTCAGGCTCGTAGCCAAGCGCCACAAGGTCAGAGAACCGGACCAGTGAGCGGTGCGCCACCATCCTGCTGTCGTCGATGGACCGCGCCCTGCGGTCGATCAAGAACTCTTCGGGTGGCACCGCCTGGATCCGAACACGAGGCGCTCTGACAGTGCGCTTGATCAAAGCATTATGGCGCTGGGGAGGTTCAACGCCCATCTGCAACGCTACTGCCAGAGCTTCTTCCTCGGGTGTGCTCTGGATTTCCGCAATCTCAGCGCCTTCTTCCGAAAGAAGTAGCGCGAGCTGCTCGTCTGATAGATCCGTGAACTGGTGGTAATCGACCTCAGCCGACTCATCAAGCCAGTACTTCACGATCCCAGCCTTCTGCATCAGCGAGTCCTTGAACACGCTGTAGAAGACCTCAAAGCCGGGATTCTCCTGCATCACTACATGATTCACATAGTCCGTGGCCTGTTCTGCCACCGCTACGTCTTCAGGGCCGGTTGGAACGAACTCTACAGGCCGCTGTGAGCCGAAGAACACACGCATGAGGCTCGGCAGCACAGACTGCACTGCATCGCGCACTTCGCGGGACACAATCTGGCTTCGGCCCTCCTCCTCGTTCCCGATAGAGTCGCCACGGTAGTACTCGAGGCTGCGGGCGCGTTGGTGCCCGATCTCTTGGTCGATGAAGCTGACGGCATCGTCGATCTCTGCTCGGACAATGCTGTGAAGCTCTGTGTCGGTCAGAAGGGGTGGGAGTAATTCCCCCAGCCCCCCTTCTTTTGACTCTGCGCCATAGATTTCTGGATCCATGTCTAGAAGTTTAGGCTTGCCTAAACCTCCGGTCAACCTTTTTATGCTCCATGCCTGAAGGTTTAGGCTTACCTAAACCTCGGGTCAGCCCTCTTATTACACGACACCCTTGACTTTTCGCTTGAGGGGCTTCCTGCTCTTCCCTGTCGTGCCATAAAGGGCCTTGGCGGCGGTGTACGCGAACGTGAGCACTAGCGCATCGGCCCTGTCTGGCGAACGCTCACCGCGCCGCTTCAGATCCTTCTTGCTCTCGACCCTCATCTTGCCTGCTGGTGAGTAGTCCTTTTTGACCAGCGCCAGTTCTTCGACCAGGTGCGTGTCCCGTGGGATACGGCAGTCCCTGCGCTCAAACCAAGCCCGACACTTGTCCCACAGCTCGTCCTTGAGCTTGACGTACGCCTGTTTTGCCAGCGCTGGGCTTTCCGCCACGTTGACACCTCGTGCTGGTAACCCCATCTCGCGTAAGCGGTCGAGGACACCAGCCCCGATCCCGATCACATCAACCAGGATCATGTCCGGACGGCTATCGAAGGCGAGCAGGTCCCACTCGCTCTTGATCTGGGCCGCGAGCTGCATCGTGTCCAAGTCGTCCCACAACCGTATCCGGCTTACCGTGTTGCCTTGCCGCTCTACCAGCACACTCTTGTCGTCGCCAAACCTCGCGACATCCATACCCCATAGCTTTGGCTCAGAGCTCGTAAGGCTCACGTCACGCTCGACCGCGCTTTCGATCAGCTCCCGCGCAATCACGGTGTCGTCGTCTGCGGTCGGGAACTCGCCCAGGACGTGGATTCGGTACGCATTGCTGCCAGCGCCGTACTTGATCCGCATTTCTTCGAGCCACTCGCGAGATACGCTAGGCACCTCCTCCGAGTTAACGTGC